GCCCCGCCACGGTCGGTACGCGGGAGGGCCGCTCGATGCGGTCCTTCGCCCTGCCGTGGATCCCGCATGACGACGTGGTCCTGCCCGCCGACATCCAAGGCGCCCCCGCGCTGGGCGCCTTCGACGCGGCCGATCCCCTCGTCGAGGTGATGAACCGCAAACTGCTGCTGATGCGGCGCAAGCATGCCCAGACGCGAGAATACATGGAGATGAACGCGCTCCGCGGCATCGTGAAGGATGGGGCCGGGATCACCCTCTACAACTACTTCACCGAATTCGGCCTGGCGCAGATCTCGGTCGACTTCGTGCTGGGCACCGCCGGAACGAACGTGCAGGGCAAGGTGCGCGAGGTGCTGCGCGCCATCGAGGACAATCTGCTTGGCGAGGCCATGACCTCGGTCCATGCCCTCGTCAGCCGGGAATTCTTCGACAAGCTGATCGCGCACCCCAAAACCGAGGAGGCCTACAAGTTCTACGCCTCGACCGGCGCCCAGCCTCTGCGTGAGGATGTGCGGCGCAACTTCCCCTTCGGCGGGATCTTGTTCGAGGAATACTCGGGCACCGTTACCCTCTCGACCAAGGCCACCGAACGGCTGGTACCCGCGAACGAAGGCATCGCCTTCCCGCTCGGGACGATGGACACCTTCACCACCTATGGCGGCCCCGCGAACCTGCTGGAAACCGCCAACACCATCGGCCTGCCGCTCTACGCCCGCCAGCATCTCGACGAAAAGGGCCGCTGGATCGACGTCATGACCGAAGCCTCGATCCTGCCGGTGAACAAGCGGCCCCGGCTGGCGATCCGCCTGCACACGTCGAACTGACGGACGCACCCATGTCCGTCTTTGCCGCCGCCATGGACCGCATCTTCACCCATGCCTCCATGGCAGCCCCGGCCCTCTGGATCTCGGCCACCACCTCCGAGGAACGCCCGATCCGCATCATCCGCCGCGCCCCGGATCGCGTGACCGACTTCGGTGCGGGGCGCTTTGTCAGCGATACGACGGTGGTCGACGTGCGCGTGGCCGACCTGCCCGCCCCGCGACCGGGCGACGTGATCGTCATCGGCGCGGACAGCCATGTAATCCAGGGGGAACCGCTGCGTGACCGCGAACGGCTGATCTGGACCCTCGATCTGAGGCCAGCATGAGGCTGAAGCTGGAAATCAGCCCCGACCTCGCCGCCCTGATGCAGGCGGAAATCGCTGCCGGTGAAAAGGCCCTCGCCACCGCCATGCGCGAGGCGGGCGCGAGCCTCAAATCCGCATGGCGCGGCCAGATCACCGGCGCTGGGCTGGGTACCCGGCTTGGGAACTCCATCCGGCTGGCCACCTATCCCAAGGGCAGCGAGAGCCTGAACGCCGCGGCGCTGGTCTGGTCGAACGCCCCGGTGATCGTTGGCGCGCATGACACGGGGCCGCTCATCCGGTCGCACAACGGCTTCTGGCTGGCCATCCCCACCCCAGCGGCGGGGACAAGCACGAAAGGCGGCCGTATCACCCCCGGTGAATGGGAACGCCGCACCGGCCTGCGGCTGCGGTTCATCTATCGGCGCCGGGGGCCAAGCCTGCTGGTCGCTGAGGGTCGGCTGAACAGCAAGGGACGCGCGGTGGCGTCTCGCGCCAAAACCGGCCGCGGGCTAACCACCGTGCCGATCTTCCTCCTTGTGCCGCAGGTCAAGCTGCGCAAGCGGCTGGATCTGGCGCGGGATGCCGAGCGGGCCATCGACGGCGTGCCGGGGCGGATCGTGGCGGGTTGGGTGGAGAGCAGGTTCTGAACGGGACCGTCGACACGTAAGCCGGATCGGCAAATACTGCCCAATATCCACACGGAGATTCCCATGGCCACCCGGAACCTCGTCCTGACAGAAGCGGAGTCCAACCTCGTCGACCGTCTGGTCTCGACTGGCCGGTATCAGAACGCGTCCGAGGCATTGCGAGCTGGACTTCGTATCCTTGAACGCGAAGAGGCCGAGATGACCGATATGCGTGCTCGCCTGACGGCGGGTCTGGACGAGGCCCGGCGCGGGGATCTGGCCGAGGGACGTGGCGAGGATGCCATCCGTCGGGCTTTTGCCACGGCGCGTGCCGGGACTTGATGCCGAAACGCTGACACCAGAGCAGGTGGGCGTAAACCGCGTTGATCGACAACAACCCGCCCAAGGATCTGCGCTTCGCGCGGCCAGCCCAGCCTTTTGTGGTGTTCGTTGATGACATCAAGCGGGTAATCATCATCGATTTCCTGCACTGCCGCGCTGAACTGCCGCGACGACTGGCCAGCCTGCCCCTCCCGAAAAGCGGCGGTGAACACTGACCCGGGCCTGAATCTGGCCAGGGGATGCACCAAGAGGAGATGGGTGACAAATTCGGACAGGGACTTGTTTCGGACCTGCCATGTTCGCTTGATGGTTGAAATCTCCGTCGTTAGCCTGACGACGGACCGGTAAAGGAAGACTCACTACAGCGATGCGCAAGTTCATGCTTTCCCTGCCTGCGATGGCGCTTCTAGCGTTTCCTGTCAGCGCAGATCCTTCTCAAGAAGATGTCGATGCTGCCCGCTCAGAGTGCCGCGACGCGTTTCTGGCTCGGGATGCTGAAGCCTATATGGACGCGGCAGCAGTCATGATTGCTTGGGGCTCTTTGCAAAACCCTGAGTGGACGAGAGAAGTCGAACTGTGCCTCGCTTTTGCCGACGCAATTGAAGGAGCGAACCTCGAAACGGCTCGTGAACGCGCCGCCGCTCTGGCCCGTGAGGGCGATCCGATGGTCGCGAGAGAGGCGCCTGCATCACCTGCAGAATTGCCTGAGGCCGATTCCCGGCTTGCAGATTACCTAACTCGGCTTCAGGCAGATGGGGCAGACATCGACGCGGTTGTGCGCGAGATCGCGGCAGATCAGACGTTCGCCCCATCCCCAAGTCCTGAGCGTGACGCGCTTGAGGCGGCCGTCACCGCTTACGTCCGGCCCATTCCCGCCGCTCAGGCCGAGCGAAATTTGGTCGCCTACCAGGCGCTGGCAAGGATCGATCCAGAAGACCAGACCTACCGAGACAGAGTTGCGCGTTACGAGCAGGCCATCGAAGCCGAACGCGAGCAGTTGCAAAGAACCGCCAGAGCGCTGGAGGGGCGCTTGGTCAGGACAACTGCCGAGTTCGATGGATCCTCCTGGGCTCGGCATCCGTCTTCGCCGCGCTATCAGGATATCCGAAACTACGTCACCCTGTACCTGATTGAATCCGGCACCGGTCAGCAGACCATGGAACTGTTCTTCAACTACACCTCCCGGAGTGGTTGGCTGTTTGTGGAGAGCGCATCGATCAATATCGATGGCGAGACAACCCGGGTACCGGTCGGTCAGTGGTTTCGCGACAACGATACCGAGATTTGGGAGTTCGCGAGCTTGCGCGGTGATGCGGCCGTGTCCCTTGCGCGCCGAATTGCCGAAGCTGACCGCGCCGTGGTGCGCTTCAATGGGCAGCAATTCTACGATGATTACGTTGTGTCCGATGCGGACAAGCGCGTAATGCGTGAAATGCTGGCTATGTGGGACGTGATTTCTTCGAACTAGATGCAGTACCTTCAGCGTTTAGCCAGGTCGGCAATTCTTCAACTTGGTGGGATGAAAGCGTCACTTCTGCTCGATCAAAGCGGCAAGCTTACCGGAGGCCGACCGAACGCTGGCGAGCAGTGCTTTCCAATCGCTGGGCGGGTCGCCGTCCTCCAGCATGCCCTTGAACACCCGATAGGCATCCGTGCGGCTGTCATAGGCGCGCAGCGTGGTGTCGTCGTTCACCCAGGCGAAGATGATGATGCGGCTTTCGGCGTGAAAGCGGAAGAAAAGCCGGTACTGCTGAAAGAACTTTGCCCGGAACCAGTGCCGGTGCTCGTCGCCCAGCGTACTGCCCTGCCGGAACTTCGGGTCGGACGGGTCGGACGGGATTTCCTGGAAGATCAGCCTGTTGATCGCAGCAAGGCGCTTGGTTGCGTTCTTGCTGCGATAGCCAGCCGGGTTTGCAGCCTTCAGGGCCGAGACCTTTTCGGCAAGTTCCGCCACCTGATCAAGGAACAAAGGGTGCGCGAACAGGGTCCAGCCGTTCACGACCAACGGCACGTTGGAGGCATCCGTCATTCATCTTCGGGCGACAGCGCCGCATCAAGGTCCACTTCGACACCGGCGACAAGCTCGGCCAGCTTGGCGCGCAGAGGCGCGTCCAGGCCCCGGACATGGCCGGGATTCTGGCGGATGTCCTGCGCCAGAAACGCGAGAAATGCGCCGATGGCAGGGTCTTCCGCGGTATCCGAGGCGCGGCGGAGGAGGACGTCGCCCTCAGGCAGGATGGTGTAGGAGATGCGATCGCGCTTTTTCAGGCCAAGCGCCTTGCGCACGACGCCGGGCATCGTGGTCTGGTACTTGTCCGTCAGCGTGGACTCGACCTTGAGTTCAGCCAGCATGTGATTCTCCTTCACCCCGCAGGCACAAGGTAATGCGAATGCATTACCCATTCAAGAACACAGCGGTTGAAGGGCCTGGACTGCGCTTCAGGCCACCCGCAACATTGGTGCACCTATGCCCACGACCCGCGAAACCGTCCTCGCCGCGCTGCACGCGCGGTTGCAGCCGCTTGTCGCCCGCACTCTGCGTGACGAGGTGTTGCCCGAGCGGATCCCGGCGGCCGGGCTGATCATCCTGCGCGACGGCCAGCCGGGCGAGCCGGAAGTGACGCTGTCACCGCTGCGCTATCACTACCAGCACCGGGCCGAGCTGGAGATCATCGTTCAGGCGGGCACCGGCCGGGCCAGCGCCTTCGACGACCTGGTCGCCGCCATCGGCACGGCGCTGGAGGCCGACCGGACGCTGGGTGGCCTCTGCGACTGGGTCGAACCGGAGGCCCCGGCCTCGGTCGATCTGCCCGTCGAGGGCGCAGCCGCCCTGAAGGCGGCGGTGATCACCGTCGTCCTGCATTACACCACGACCGGCCCACTGGCCTGAATTTCTCACATCCATAGGAGACCCCCATGGCACGCGCACACGGCGCGCGGGCGCAGATGGCGCTTGCGTTCGAAACCGTCTACGGCACGCCGCCCGCCAGCGGCTATCGGCTGATGCCTTTCGCCCGCACCACACTGGGCGCAGAGCAGCCGCTGTTGAACAGCGAACTGCTCGGTTACGGCCGCGATCCCCTCGCCCCGATCAAGGACGCCGTCACCGCCGATGGCGAGGTGGTGGTGCCGATCGATGTGGAGGCCTTCGGCTTCTGGCTGAAGGCCGCTTTCGGCGCCCCGACCACGACAGGGACCACGCCCAAGACCCACACCTTCCAGTCGGGCAACTGGACGCTGCCCTCGATGGCCATCGAAGTCGCCATGCCCGAGGTGCCACGCTTCGCGATGTATGCGGGCTGCGTGATGGACCAGCTGTCGTGGCAGATGAGCCGATCGGGCTTGCTGACGGCCACCGCACGCCTGATCGCGCAAGGCGAGGCGATTGCGGCCACCACCGCCGCAGGCACGCCGACCGCGCTCGGCCTTCAGCGCTTCGGCCATTTCAACGGGGTGGTGAAGCGCAACGGCACGGCGCTGGGCAACGTCGTCTCGGCCGAGATCACCTATGCCAACGGCCTCGACCGGATCGAGACCATCCGCAACGACGGCAAGATCGAGGGCGCCGATCCCGGCATGGCCGCACTGACCGGCCGGATCGAGGTGCGCTTCGCGGATAGCGCCCTCTTCACCCAGGCCATCGACGGCACGCCCTGCGAGCTCGAGTTCGCCTACAGCCTCGGGGCCAATGCCAGCTTCACCTTCACCGCCCATGCCGTCTACCTGCCCGTCCCGCGGATCGAGATCCCGGGGCCGCAAGGCATCCAGGCGACCTTCGACTGGCAGGCCGCCAAAGCCACCAGCCCCGCCCGCATGTGCACCGCCGTCCTCGTCAACACCGTCACGGGATACT